TACCTACTCACTTTATTAATTTGATAGGTAACACTTCTTTTGCTTTAATGAATGGTCACGTTAGCTTTAAAAACTCTAAGTATTTTGCTACAGAAGCCATAAAGTCTGTAAGTAATATGACTGATCCTCAAGTGAAAGAGTTTAGAGAGAAGTTAATAAAGCTTAGAGTTATAGATAACTCAGCAACACTTAGTGAGATACAATCTATAACTGAGCAGGTTAAAAATAGCAACTTCAGTATATCAGAGTATATTAAAAACAAAGACTTTACAAAAAAAGGAGCTATAGGTTACTTAAATAAGATAGGTAAAAAACTTGACAACTGGGCTACAGATGCTTATCAAGCTGAGGATAACGTATGGAAAGCTTACGGTTTCTTGTCTGAAAAATCTAGATACCTGGAAGCTGGATTTTCTGTTGAAGATGCTGAGGCTACTGCAGCTAAGAATGTAAGAAACTTATACCCAAACTATAACGAGATACCTAGAATAATAAGAACAATAGGTAGATCTCCTGTGGTTGGTTCTTTTGTTGCTTTCCAGGCTGAGTCTGTTCGTAACACTAAAAATGCAATACTGCTTGGACTTGAAGAAATATCTAGTGACAATAATGTTTTAAGAAAGTCTGGAGTAGCAAGGCTATCTGGTACTCTAGCTACTTTTACTCTTCTTCAAAGCATGCAGTTGTATACAGCTAAGTTCTTCATGGAGTCTTTCTTTGGAGAGGATGAGGATGACGAGCAAGTTGAAACTAGAAAGATAAGAACTATTTTACCAAGCTGGGACGCTAAAGGATTATTATCCTATACTGAAAAAGGTGAGTTAGAGTCTAGATATTCTAAAGGTCAAAAATACAAGGACAGATATATAGATTATATAAACTTCTCCAGAGTATCTGGTGTGGGTTATATTAAGGACTTATTTAGATTAGCCTTTACAGATATTAAAACAGAACCTGGAAAGGAAAGCTTTATGAGAATTGTAGAGGCTATCTACGAGCCGTTTTTAAGTGAAGAGATGACTTTAACTTTATTTCAAGAAGCTTATAACAATAAGGGCGGAAAAGTATATAATGAAACTGATGACAACCTAACGAAGCTTTTTAAAAGTATAGAATTTATAGGTAAAGGAATTGCTCCAGGAACACTTAGAACTGGTGTTAGAATAGGTGAATCAGTATTTGAAGAGGACTCTGAACTTGTTCCTCTTTATGAGGTATTAGCTATATTTGGCTTAAGAGTAAATAGAATAAATGTAAACAAGAGTGTTTACTTTAGATCTAGATTTGCTAAACAAGAGCTTACTGATATAGTAGGTAAAGATGTTATGAAGGATGAGAGTAAGTTGAGAGGATTCATAACCAAAGGATCTGAAGATTATGACTCAAGAGCAGATGAGGTATTAAATAAGTTTGCTGATATAATTAGTGCTGCTAGATTAAACAATATAGCAGGTGAAGACATAAGACAAATACTAAGAAAGGCTGGAATGAGTAATCTTTTAATATCTATAGCTGAGAAAAGAGGTATTGATAGATACCACCAAGACAACATAAACATATTAAAAGACGAATAAAATATACAAACACTATATAATTAATTATTTAATTACTAAATTTGTATTACTTTTCTAAGGTTCCATTCTGGAACAGTTTGCTTTTTTGTTCGCATTCATAGATTAGTTTTTTGGTTGTTTGAGAAGGAGGGGTAGTTCCCTCCTTTTTTTTTACTATATTAGCTCTATGGAAATAGGTATACAATTAATCAATGGGGTAGTGTTTGGATTTAGACTATTCCCTCCAACAGAATCTATGCCATACAACGAACTCCAGCTATTTGCTGGAGTTATATGCTTTTATGTTGTTTGGGATTAATTCTCGCAACTAGAGCAGTCATCTTCTTCCCCACAGCATTCTTCATCTTCAGGGTCAACAAGGTCAACTATCCAAGATTCAAATAATTTTTCTTTAGATTCATCTGATCTTTTTAACGCTTCTCGTAAAGCTTCGTCTCTGTCGTGTAACATTACTATATTATTTTAAAAAAGTATTGGGGGGTCGCATGGACGACCAAATCTCAAAAACCCCCCGAATACAAGAACAACCTAGCCCATATTGCTTAAAGCTAGGATTTATATATGTAGCACTCACGCAGCTTACTCTCGTTTTTTAGAACCCCTACCTAAGATGGTATCGACTGCAATATCGACCTCCTTTTGATTTGATGGGACATATACGTCTAATTTTTGATCGGTATCATGAAGATACTTTAAAAACAGCTTGAATCGCATCTTAAACTCAGGGGTTCTTATTCCTTTTGTCTCTATAATAAAACCCTTCTCTAAATTAATAAAGTCTGGAGTATAAGATATATTTCTTATATTACCAGGCTTCTTTTTAAAGGTAGTTTTACCTTTTGTTTTTCCCTTATCCATAAGAAGTCCTTCAAACTTGAATTTCTCTACAAGCTCAAAAGTTTTTCCTTCGTATTGATTTGGGATCTTTGCTTTTTTAAGGGCTCTATAACAGTAAAGCTCTAGTCCTGAGGCAAATGTAATTCCATCTGCGATGTGTTTCTTAGCTTTAGTTATCTGCTTTCCTTTTCTTCTCTTGAATCGCATTAAGCTAAGATATGAAATAATTATTTCTTACCTCTATTCCTAGCCCTATTTTTAGATTGACTTTCTAAAACAAGATTACCAGATTTAGTATGCGAAGCATCCTTTCCATCACCTTTCTTACCATTCTTTCTATTGAAAAGGTTTAGTTTAACACGATACTTCTTTCTTTGTTCAGATGAAGAATATTCGGAGTCGTACTTTTTTTTCTTTTTATACGACTCCTTATTCTTTCTATAATGTTTAGTGCTTTTACTTGCCATGCTATATTATTGTAGCCTGCAAGATACGAATTATTTCTTTTCTTTTGGAGGAGTTGGTATACCAAAAACGTATTTAGCAAGTTTATCTGCATTCTCTAAAAGAGATTTAGCGTTCTTACTTGTTGGTAGTCCTGAGGCTATCTCTAATACTCTAGCTCTCATTTCACAGTCAAACTTTAATAATCTAACCTGATGTTCTCTGTCTTTCTGTTGCTTGTTCATGTCTAAAATTTAATTATAGTTAGTAAATCTAAGTCTATATAGAATAATAATTCTCTATCCCATATAGATCCTGGTCGTGGGTTTTTCATGCCACCCCACTCAACTGTGGCTTTTGTTATTTCGTGCATCCAAATATAACCAATTCCATCTAGAAATCTCCAAGCTATACATAAAGGTAGTTGCTTTTGAAGTGCTTCTTTTTGACAATGCTGTATTTTTCTAACTGAAGTTCTAACTCTTTGTATGTCTTTCATGTTAAGACTCATAGTTTTAACCTCACAAAGAGAAATAACCTTCATGGTCTTGTTGTCTATAATCTCAGCATCTACTGGTGCGTACTTATCTAGCTGCTCAAAGGTTAAATCTTTACCCTCTAATAGTATACGAAGAGTTTCAGCTTCTCGTTGCCTATCTTCTTTACTTTCAAATCGGGGTTCCAGTCTCATCTTCTTCGTAACTTACCCAATCATAACTAAATGGTGTCTCATTTTCTTCGTACTTTTCTGCAGACTTAATAGTTTCACTCATTCTTCTATCTACTTCATCCATGTAAACTTGAAGAAGTATAAGGTAACCTGTAAGATCCATGAGATCATTCTCACTCATGTAAGTCTCCTTACTTTTTATACGGTTCAGCTTGTCGTTTATACGAGCTTGGATGGCGTACATAGGATCAACATTAAATAAAACTCCTTTATCAAAAACTGAGTTGCCGTAAGATTTATTCTTTTCTATTAATAAATCCCTGATCTCATCGCATTTTTTTCTTATTTCTTCCTGCATTTTTATTTACTTTAGATTCGACAGCCTTCTTTTTAGCACTCTTATACTTACGTTTATTCGATACTTGATCTTCAGAAACCTTTGTACTACGCTTAGTCTTAGATTTTTCTCTCTTGAGATCTTCAAGAACTCTGTTATTATGTCTTTCACTTTCTTTAATTTTTTTAGAATACTTTACCATGTCCCACGCTATAAGAATAAATATAACGCAGACGACTGTTATCGCTACTACGATCATTTTAATTTAATTTAATTGTTTAACTTAATTTAACTATTCAAATTTTCTGACTCTTCTTTTAATAAAGCTCTGTTTAACTGAGCCATTGTTGTTACGTGTTCTGATTCAGGTTTACCTTCGTTGTACCTTTTAAGTAAAAAAGCTATATGCTCTTCACTTCTCATGCCCATTGGAGTTTGTTGTTCCCAACCCCACTGAATTGTTTTAAAGTCTTTCATAGTTATAAAATTTAATTACTATTTTTTACCTCTTACTTTACCACCTGGTCTCTTTATTATTCCACCAAATCCATCGTAAGTTGAAATATCTTGCATTTGTTCTCCACAACTGCAAATTGATTCAGGCTTAATAACCTTATTATCAATGACTTTCATTGTAAATTTACTAACTTCAGTTGTTTTTTCACAATTTTTACAATATAATTTCATATGTATATCTTTTAATGAACATCATGTGACATACATATAAACTCATAATCAGTTACGCTATCTATTTTTATTTGTATGTCGTTAGTTGATTTATGTTTTATCTCTAACCCCCTGACAAAGTGTTTAACATTCTGTAATTTTTCAGGATCAAGCTCAGTAATACATGTTCTGTGAGTAGCTTTTTTCCATTTCTTAGCAGCCTTCTCCACTCCTTTTACAAATCTTACTGTTCTCCATCTGTAGTGAACTGTAGCGTGATATATTTCTTTTCTCATAATCTATCTACGCATCTTTTTATCATGGTTAATATAAATATTAAACCTATCGTAAAATTAATAATTGACTCTACATCCCACTCCATAACTAAAAAGATTCTGATGGTTGAGCAGATATAAACTTCTCAGTGTAATCCTGAGGGTCTATAAACTTAGTATATTCCTTCTTAAACTTAAGAGGTAGTGTACCAGTACCTATATTCCTACCTTTAGCGAATATAAGATCCACAAGTCCTTCGGTAGACTTTCCACTATCATCAGACATAATACCATAGTATTCAGGTCTGTACACAAGCATAACAATATCAGATGCCTGTTCTATCTCGCCACTTTCACGAAGATCAGATAGACTAGGTCTGCACCCATCTCTACGTTCTACACCTCTACTAAGTTGTGACAGAGCTACTATCGTTATGTTAAGTTCCTTAGCTAGATTCTTTAACTCACGAGCCACCATAGCTACCTCTTGCTCTCTAGATGTACCACTACCCTTAACAAGTTGTAGGTAATCTACAAGAACAAACTTAACATCTTTAGTTATAACGTACTGTCTTATCTTATTAAGAAGATACCTAAGAGATGAATCCTTACACTCATCTATAAATAGATTAACACCCTCTAGCTTTCCTATAGCTTTATCAACCCTATTAAGTTCACCACTCTCTAATGCACCTTTCATTATATACCTGTTATTAACCTCACTCTCCAAGGAAACTAATCTTTGTAGCAACTGAGTGTCCCCCATCTCGTAAGAGAATACTGCAGATGGAATACCTACCTTAGCACAATTGTAGCAGAAGGCTAAACCTAGTGATGTCTTACCCATAGATGAAGCACCACCAATTACGATAAAGTCTGTCTCTTGCCACCCACCAGTAAACTTATCTACTGATTGAAAGCCTGTAGGTAGACCAACCATGTTTTCAGAGTCCATTCTCCTTCTTATGTCATCATGCAGTATCTTTAACTGCTTTTTAATATCAGGTATGTCACTACCCCTGACCTCAGATATAGACTTCATTTGCTCTTCTACAAACTCTATAACGTTAAACAAGTCATCACCATTATCAATCTTCTTTGTAGTAAGCTCTGCTAGTTTTTTAAGTCTTATCTTTTTATCCTCTTGAGATAGATATAAGACCATGTTCTTTGTCATATAAGCATAATGATCAGAGCTCATGCACTCAGCCACCCTAAGATCAACAAGAGGATCTTTAATAGCAGAGGATATAACAATCATGTCAGCCTTACTTCCTTTATCTAGCTTATCTGATACCACTCTATATATCTTCCTATTCAAAGGATCAGTAAATATCTCCTCAGATATTAGGCTGTGGCAGTCGTAATAATCTCGTGGATTAGACATAATCTTACCGATAAGCCTCATCTCCATATCCATGTTATCTTTCATCTGAAATGTATTTAGGTTTAACGTATCGGTTAGTTTTCTTTTTATTTAAACTGACTTCATCCTCCCAACCCCTAGCGTTAAGCCAAGTTCTAGGGAATTTTCTGTAAGTTCTATCAGGTGTTGAACTAACGTAAGCCTTCACTCCCTTTATGGCATCACCCATTTGAGTTAAGCTTAAATTCATAAATGTCTTTCTTGTGTTGGGCTTATCTTTTTTGTAATCATATAAATTCCAAAACATTTCAAATGCTTTTTCTTTTCTTTGCGTTTCGGTCTTAGGTTTAGTATCCCCATTAAGCCTTAGATCCATAGTGTTAAAGTGGTTAACAATATTATTAAAAACACAATTAGATTCTATCTCGTTATTATATATAGATCGGTGTGTATTTGTTGAAGTATGAAAGTTTATAGAACTACCATCAACCTCAATAAATTCTACCTTATCTATATTAATAATATCTGTGTCTGATACTCTGTACTTCATAGTTTTTTTTGGTTGTTTAAAAAAGGGAGGGGACAAGCCCCTCCATCTTTAGAATGGTAAGTCATCAGCTACTGCTTCTTTCTTAACTTCTGGTTTGTAAGTATTCACTTCAACGTAGTGAGTCTTACCATACTCGTTAGTTTCTTTCATCTTAGCTACCTTTAGCTTGATGAATTTTTCACCATTGTACTCGAACATGTGATCTGTTGCTTCTTTGCCTAATTTAGTTAGGTTTAAAGAGAACTCTACCATGTCCCCATCAAATTTCTCTACCCCGTTTCCAACGTAGATTCTGTTAGTTGTTTTGTTACTCATAGCTTTCAGCTTTTATAAAATAATTAACTAGTGCCTTCCTTTCTGTTGTTTCTATATACTTAGCAATCCTTCTAAGGTGTTTAACTTTAAACTCGTCAGGTTTATCTAGGTATTTGTCTAGGGTAGGTCGGCTTAACCCTAATCTTTCTGCAAGCCAAGGCTTGTATATTTTGTTTTCTTTTAACTTTTCTTTTAGTGTCATAGTGTTTCCATTATTAAATGTTGTTCAACGATCTCCTCGTTGTCTATAAAGAATCTTCTGTAAACATCTAGTAGATACTTATACTCTTGTCTACCTCTCTCTACAAACTCATCTCCAGCATAAAATATAGAAACATTATAAGGTCTCTCTTTCTCCTGAGTTATAAATACAAACTCATCACAATCAAATCCATCCATATAGAAGGCTGATTGTCTATCATAGCCATACCTCTTACAAGAGTTAGAGAATCCATAGAAGCTACCATCTGCAGTAGTTTTTAAGTCTACTAATAACTTTCCATTACGATAGTCTGCTTTACCCTTACAGAACACGTTTGTATCTTCATCCTTCCAAGCGTTAGCTATCTCCCTCTCCCCTTCTGATTGAAGAAGATCTTTAACTTCAGAGTGACTAAACAAAACATCTTGCATGTACATAATCTTATCATATTCCTTCTGTAAGATTATTGTAGGTGCTTTAGGATTATTCTCCTTAAACTCTTTAAAACCTTTAGTAGTTCTTGTAGCTGAATTAAATACTAAAACTTTATCGTTAAACTCGTTAGGCTCTAACATAGCTACATGGTATGCTCTACCAAAAATCATAGGTAAAGTCTCTTTGTTAAGCTCAGGATGATCCCTCATCATCTTATAAGTTCTAACATCCTTCTTTATTAACCCTAACTGCGAGTTCGTTACAAACTCGTAGTCAGAGTAATAAAAGGAGTCATCGACTAGTTTTTTTATAAACTTATCTAAACTCATTACACTAAGGTCTTAGATATTTTAAGAACTTTGTTAAGATTATCTTGTTGAGTTTTAGTCATAGTATATCCAGCCATCTTTTGCTCTACTACACTACCTTTACCATCCTCAATAGCCTTCATCATACTCTTGTATTGAGATTCTGTTAGCTTAGGTTTAGACTTTGAAGTTGTAGTTGATTTTGGACTAGAACCTTTCACAGCCATGTTACCATCATCATCATCTCCTGTAACTACACCAACAAATGATGCAAGAGCATATCTTCTAGCATAAGATATAGCAGAACCCACACCATGTGCGTCTTCTTTAGCAGGTATATAGCAAGTTGATGCTAGGTATTCTCCACTAGAATGTGATAAGATTGTTGTTACACCACCTACATCAGTAGGCATCTGAATAATAGCTAACTCATTATCTGCTAGTAATTTACGAACAGAGTCCCATACTGATCCAAGATCGGCATAGCTTGACTTGAAGAAAGGGTTTTTTGAGTTTTCTTTTGCAGGTCTTAATTGAGACTGCACTTTAGATAAGGCAAGGGTTAGCTTGCCAATTGTTTCTGACTTTTCCATAGTTTTTGGTTTTTAAATTTAATTAACTTCTGATGCAAATATAGTAAATTATTTTACATATTACTATATTATTCCTAAAATATTATACGATATGTCTTCAGGCATTATTCTCTCTAGGCTTTGAGTTATACCTTCCATAACTAGCTCTAAATCAATATCGTTGTTTACTACCATTAAAACACTTATACCATCTTCTGAAGGCATCATAAGGGTGTGGCACAAAGCGTTATGCTTTCCTATATCTACCTGCGTTACTGCAAGACTATCTGTCTGATGAAAGTACATATAGTTTACCCCATGTTTTTTTAGAGCTACCTCTAAACGCTTCATATTTGGGTGCTTATTAGGTCTTATTCGGTTGTCTAGTTTATATTCAATTCCCGACTCTTTAAGTAAGTTCTCCAGCATTTCTCTTTCGTATTGCATAGACTTTGTAGATAAATTCTACTAAAGATAACTCTTTTTCTAGTAATTCTTCAAGATCTTCGTTGCTAAAAGATCTATCTACTGCGTCTATTAGGTTATATATTTTAACTTTATTATTTGATGTGTCTAGCTTAAATAGTTTTTTGCCTTTTAAAAGGGATTGTATACTATCTATGTCATTAATTATAGGATTGATATACTTTCTCTGTACTTTAGCGTATAAAACATACTTAGCACAAGGGTCTTTCTCCCCCCTCATCCATACTTGGTCTACATCAATTGTTCTTACTTGACTATTCATCTTCTCTAAATTTATCTAGTTCTACCTCTAATTCAGTTATAATACTTCTGTACCTTTCTCTATCTAAGGTTAGAGTATCTTCAAGTTCTTTATTTCTTTTTTCTAAAGCCTCTATTCTTATTCTTTGAAATTCTTCTACTTCCATAATTAGTTTTTTTACTTTGTTTATATTTCCTTGATGTACCCATGTGTGTTTATTAAAGTCCACTATCATTTTAGTTTTTTTATTATGTCGTTAAATTCTTCGTGGGTGTGGATAATCAGTCTACCTAAACTTATTTCTATACCAGACCTAAGCCTCTTATTAGCCCTATACTCCATAGAGTTTACAAGGAGTTCTTTGGTCTGCTTTAGTAAGTCTAATTCTCTCTGCTTTAGGTGAAACTCTAGCATAGATAAAGAGTTTAGAGTTTTAAACTCAGACTCATCTACCTCTGCTAACATCCAAATCATTCTACTTATAAATTCCTTTCTACTTTCCATAGTCTATAATTTTGTGTAAGACAATATTTGAAACTCTCCTATCGGATCTTCAAGGGTAAATGATTCTATCTCATCCTCGTTTTCAAATGTGTAGAATATAGTATCATCATCTACGGATGCTGGACTTGTAGAGACAATCTTTGTTTCAACACAAAGATCATCCCACCATTTTATTTCCACTTCGTATAGTGCCATTGTTTTATTCTTCTAAAAGTTCTTTTGCTTTGTAATATTTAATTTGTGCCTCTTCCCAATCATTTTGAAATTTCTCATGTTCTTCATCAAGCCAATCATTAAATTTCACTGAGTGTAATTCCATTATCATTTCGTAATCACTTACTTTTTCTCCATTCATTAATCTTTTGATTAAATCTTTATGTTTTCTTACACTATGTAATCCCCATTTATCTTGTAATTTTAACTCCTTTTCTAACATGTCTATTTTAATTTCTAAAAATTCTTCTCTATTCATTATAAATGTCCCCCATAGTTTTCGTTAATAACATCATATCTTGTTTCTCTATCTGCTTCAATTTCATCCATGTGAGGTACTTCACCAAGCCCTGTCCCATATTCAAGTTCAGCAGTTTCAAACTTATCATCTAAGGGTTGTTCCCAAGCATCATTACCCCATAGCCATTCAGCAGTTTCTTCTAATGGTATATCGTTTGGTATCTCCATTGTTATCTTAGCCACCTTATGATATACTCTACGTTCTGTAATTGTTACTTTTCTCATGTCTTTTAGCTTTAAGGTTAAGTTAATTCTACTTTCATGTATACATTAAAGACATCATGAAAATCTCCTATGTATGAGTGTACTACGTTATCTTCTCCAACACATACAATGCACCTACCATCTTCCTCACCCATTTCTATAAATACATTTATATCTTTCACATCTTGATATTCTTCATACCACTTAAGACTACTCGCTTGATATAAGATAATATCTTTAGACTTATCTGTAGTAACACCATTAGTGTGTTCCTTCCACCTCTGTGTGTGATGTTTCTTTCTAAACTTATAACTATACTCATCCTCTGACATGAGGTTATGTCTAGTTAAAAGCATATCCATTCTTCTCTCATCTTTCTTTGGTACTGATATATGTACTTCGCTTGTATATCCCATAGTTTCTATTTGTTTTGGTCTTTAATAAATTCTACTACTGCTTTATATACCCATTCAATGTTAGTAGTGCATAAAGCATATTTTAAGTCAGTCAAGTCCCAATCAGCATTCTGCTCATCTCTTGATTTGATAATCTCGTTAGCTACTGGCATGAGCCAATTCCAAGACAAGTGATATTTTAATTGACCATGTTCATTGAACGCATAATCAATATCGACTTGGTCTACCCCCATAAATTCTGCTATAAGGATATTATCCATATCAATATCATGCTGTTTACTGCTTTCTATTGCATCTTTACTTCTTAAGTCCATTGCTTTTAGTTTTTTTGTTTCTATTCTTTTTATATATAATGCACTGATATTCTTCATCAGCCATTCTACCTCTTAGCTCTCTCTCTATGCTTATACCTTCCATAAAGCCTTGAGCCATCTGTATAAATAATTCTTTAGTTTTTCCCATAATGTTAGTCTTTTGCGTTGTTAATAATTCTTTGATCTAAATCGTTGATACAATCTACACTAAGGTAGTCGTATAGAAAGTCTGTAATATCTAATGCAGTCATTGTCTTTCTACAATGGTACATAATACTATTGACTTCTAAATCTTCGTTGGTAACGTAGGCATCCACTACTACCTCGTAGTCTTTACCCTCTTGTAATGTTGTCTGTGTATTCATATTTATAGTTTATTGATTGTTAATTAAAAAAACCATGTTAAATAATAATAAAAGCTATGTTACTCGTCAGTAACTCCATACTCAGTAGGGGTTTTTGTGGTTCCTAGTTGCACTACTTCCACCCTGCGACACTCCTACCATACCAAATAGCATTGAAGAGATTGCTTCGTGGTTCCTATCTGTAGTTGTTTTAGCTTTTATTATTAAATAAAATTTTTAATAACACTCTCCGTAATTATCATCAAAATTAAACTCATTCCTGACTTCATACCCACCATTACCAATAAGATTAGTATCTAATAGAGAGAACAACCCTCCATTTTTCTTACAGTAATGTATAATTGAATAGTATCTTATATTCATAGCAAATAGTTTTTAGTTTATTGGTTGTTAACATTTGACTTTGCAAATATGGTAAAAATATTTTACATATGCAAATTTAATTTTCTTCAGCGTTATCAAAATCCTTTACAATTTCGATCGGTACTTTATAAACTATATTTGTTTCTTTATCCATCCACAGTTCAAACTCTTCTCCATCTCCATTACTATACCAATTTAATCTGTCAATAATTTCTGGTGTAATCTTATTTTTTGTTTCCATAGTTTTATTTTTTAATTGTTAATTTTTTTTAATTCCTTGACTTTTTAAAATATTTCTTGTAACTTCGCCTTTCTATGTAATAGCAGTTCGATTACATAATCCTCTTTTAAATTTTTAAATAATCTCTCTGCGAGTAAGCAATATCAATGGAGTATGATTATAAATCATTCAGCAGAGATTGATGTTGCGTTCGCAATTACGATTGCTACTTACTGGAGAATTAAAAGTTGTTCGGCAAAGGTTACAATAGAATTGTATCAAGCCCATATTATATCCTATTGATAATTATAGTATATATCATTAAATTCTAACTTTAATATTCTACCTGACCTTGTATTAAAACCATAGCTATGTGTATACATACTTGATATAGGTTTATCTTCTACCATGAAGAAAAATACTTCTTCTGTTGTTATATCGTGTCCTTTAGCTACTTCGTTACAAGCGTACTCCATAGCTTCCATATCATGTACTACCTTTCCATAGGTTTCAAGAAGATAGTTTTCCATTTGTTTTGCTTTCATAATATTAGTCGTTTAATAGGTTGTCTGTATTGTTTAGTTCTTCCATTTGTTTGATAGCATGGAGTAGTCGCCAATGCTCATCTGTTGTGCCGTTATTATCAATGTAGTTGATAATCTCTTGCACAGATGATAGTGAATTGATGTCTGCGTTCCAATTCGTGTTTAGGTTTAGAGGCATACGAATCATTTTAGATTGCAGGTAGCCTATTGTTGTGTAACTTCCCATAGTTTTTATTTATTTTCTTCGTTAAATTTTTGTCTAAATATATTATTTCTTGCTTCGCATAATTTTTGCCAAGCAGAAAGCGTATCAGATGTAATAGGTTTTTGACCTTTAAATGAACCCATTGGTGGTATATTACCTATTGCACTATGTAACGCTTCAATTTCTGATTCTGTTAATTCTATTGTCATAGTTTCTACTTTTTAAGGTTAAGGTTATAGTGATTTGCTACATAGTTGATGTGCTTTTGTGTGGTAGTTGACCAACGACCATGTTGGATTAAATCGTTATCCTCGATAGTAGCTACCCTTGTATCGTAGCTATAAATATTGTTTCCTACTTGTGTTAAGTTCTGTCTGTACTTTTCAAATTTGATTTCCATAGTTTCTAAGTGTTTAGGTTAAAGGGGGGGGATTTCTCCCCCCATTTTTTATAGCTTTGATACATCAATTAATGATGCTAATATTTGAGTGTCTGTATCTCTCTCTCTAGTTTTCTTTTTAAGCATACCAGCATCTTTCCTCTCAAACCACCTAACCACTTCGTAGTTATCCTCATTTGTAGTACATCCCCATGTTATAGGCTCACTATTCTTGTAAGATATAACAAGTACTGCTTGGAATACCATATCTTTATTGTGCAAATTATTTCTAACATGATACGTTACTTCCATATCATTTTGTAATAGCACCTTTCTATTGATTGCGTTTGCATCTACTACTGAATATCTATTCAGTTCGTTTAATAATTCTCTTACATTTTCCATAGTAAATAATTTAAAATTAATGATTAGTTTCTAATTGTTTAGTTATTGATTGTTTTATTTTATATCCCATCCTTGTCCGTAAGTACCACATTCATCTTGTGGTCTTGCATCTTCTTTTGATACAATTTCCCAAGAACAAGAACCTTCAGCAGATTCACAAAAACATTGATACGAATACCAATAATCTTCGGCGGAATCAAACTTGCTTGAACCATAAGAACAAACACCATCACAATCTTGTGAATAAGTGTTTACATATATAACACCATCAGTTGCAAGTGCTTTGTAAACTTCATATTCTTCTTTACATAATTGAAGATCCTGTTGCAATGATCTGACCTTTTTTTTAAGTTCATCACATTCTGTTGTCTTTTCTTGATACAATTTAACAAACATTTTTTCTTGTTTTTGATAGTCCATAGTTTTAGTTATTTAAGGTTATTGTTTAATTGATTGATTTGTTTCCTCTACTCAGCTTTTATGCAGACTTGTAACTGCCTTAGGTAGCTTTAAAGGAGGAGGAAGAAAACTTCCCCCACCAAATCAAAAGGAGTTTGTGTGTTGTCATTAATCACGCCTTAACACACAAAGGCGTGGTGTCTATCTTGCTTCAAACTAACTGCCACTTAGTTTCATACCTATCAAGGTGGCACTTCAATTGCTTACCACCTATCATCAGTATCCCCTCAGATAGACTTTCCATATTAATCGGTACGGATTTCTTACATCCCCTATGGTGCTTTACCTAACTTGATGATAGCCTATTGGTCTATCCAAGCCCACTTGGTTGTCGGCAGTGGTTTCCGTCCAGTTGATTCGATACTGACAAACGCTGATTGAATTATTGCTCTAATACACTTGGGTAGGCAATGCTACTGCTATGTATCGTTACTAAGACTTACGACCCTCAATCAAGCTAAAGGTCTATTGCTGATGTGCTATCTCAACACCCTCGAAAGGGACTTGATAGTCAGATGCTACACTAGGTTAACGTGGTCTTACTGCTAATCCCTAGGGACGTTGCCACAACCATCACGTGTGCTATATCTGAATCAGTATGTTAAAGAACGACAACGATTATGAATCATTGTTGGGACAAATGTACGAAGAAAAAACAATACATGTCAAATTATTTTACATTTATTTTTACATCAAATATTACAAACGTACTGATAGCAAGGGATTCAAGGTGTAAACTTTTTTTTGTGTTGATTGTGTGGGTTGGGGGTTGGTGTGTTTGGTGGGGAGATTACACCACCTCTCTCAGCTCCTTTCCCTATATAGCTACTTCGACACACTCCGTTTAAGGTATGTTAGGGACAATGTAAAGCAAAGTTTCGGCATCTTGTTATATATACATAGGATAGTTAGAGATAGTTAGTCTGATGAGCTGAAAATAGAAAACGACATTTAGAATGCACGCATTGTATTTTAGTTTGAGTACCCCGTTTGTGGATTTTGGTTTCGGTGTGCGTGTGTCGGGTCGTATATACATATATA